GTTAGTACTGGCGGAGGATCATTTGGAAGCGGAACTTGGAAATTGTGGGGTATAGCATAATGTCAGATGTAAATGAGTTTAATGTAGAATCAGGACAATCTGTTTTAAGAGAATATACTGAAAACGAATTGTCTAAAAGAGAAGAAGATCTTTCTTATTTACCCACAGAGTCAATAGTAGCAATTGAATTAAATACAAAAATAATTTCGGCATTAGCTAAATTAAAAGCTTTAGGTTTAACAGAAGCTGAAGCAAAAGCAGTTATAGGAATATAGGAGACATAAATGGCAATAGATTTTCCAAATAGCCCATCGTTGAATCAATCATTCACCGCTGGCGGAAGCACATGGATTTGGGATGGCATTGCTTGGAACCTTCAAAGAATTACAACTGGTGCTCAAGGACCACAAGGAGAAGTAGGCCCACAAGGCCCTGCAGGGCCCGTAGGACCACAAGGAACATCTATTAATGTTAAAGCATCAGTAGCAACCGTAGCCCTTCTCCCATCAAGTGGTAATAGCGCAAACGATGCAAGAATTGTTGATGCAGATGGAGATCTTTATATTTGGGGCGGTACATCTTGGACATCTGCTGGCCAGATTGTTGGACCACAAGGTCCGCAAGGCCCACAAGGAATACAAGGAATACAAGGATTAACTGGTGCAACTGGCCCATCTGGCGGAATAACTTTATCTGTTACTAACTCAGGGTCTGGATCTTACACAATTAATGGATCCGCTAATCCAACATTGTCTTTTATTCGGGGTCACAGATATGTAATTAATGTTAATGCATCAGGTCACCCGTTCTGGATTCAAACAGTTGCAGGTGCATATAGCTCAGCAAATGTTTATTCTACTGGAGTAACATTATCTTCAGGAACACGGGACAACGGAACAATTATATTTGAAGTTCCATTTAATGCCCCTCAACTTTATTATGCTTGCGAATATCATTCATCAATGGCTGGCTCTATTACAGTTTCTGATTTAGGCCCACAAGGAATTCAAGGAATTCAAGGTATTCAAGGTATTCAAGGAGCCAAAGGAGACACAGGAGACACTGGTGCTACTGGATCTCAAGGCGCACAAGGAATACAAGGAGTCCAGGGAACACCTGGTGCAGCAAGCACAGTAGCTGGCCCACAAGGCCCAGCGGGAACAATATCTATTTCTTCTGTAACTACATTAAATGCAGGTGCGGCAGCATCTGTTACAAACAGTGGAACATCATCAGCAGCAATTTTAAATTTTGGAATACCTCAAGGTGCACAAGGCATTCAAGGTCCACAAGGCCCAGCAGGAGAAACTTTCCCTACACAGACTGGAAACACGGGCAAATTCTTAAGTACAAATGGAACTTCAACTTCATGGGCTACCGTGTCAACAACAGCATATTCAAATGGAACTAATACTGCAAACTCAAATAAAATATTCTATAACACATCTGGAACGCCACCAACTGGCACTGCAGCTGGCGATTTATATATTTTTTATTAGGATAACATATGACTATAAAAGCATATGATGGAGCAGCATGGCAAACACAAAAATCATTAAAGATTTATAATGGTTCGTCTTGGTCAACCGCAAAACAAGCATGGATTTTTAACGGAACGAGCTGGTTAATAAATTATCCAGAGTCTCCTCAAAATGTATCTGGAGCATCTATATCTACACTATCTGGAACCGCAGGAAGAATTGGTTGTGTGTATATTGCATCAGTAGGTTCATGGAATTCAAATGATGCATATATTCCCACTTCTTATTCGTATCAATGGACAAGAGATGGTTCAGATGTAGCTGGTCAAACAAATAATACTTATACTACAGGTGCAGCCGATGCTGATAAAGTAATAGGTTGTCGAGTAACAGCAACTAATTTTAGAGGAAGTACTCCATCTTCAGCAACTACAGGGCTTCAAATGCTAACGCATGTCTCATCCTTAACGGGATCGAATACTACACAAGCAGTATCTATTCCAACAGTTTCATTTACTCCAAATGGCTTAAGCTATAGCGGATCCTGGAGCTTTGTAAATACTGCAACTACATATGAAACTACGTCTGGAGGAACCGCAGGATCGCCTTCAGTAAATATAGGAAGCAGATCGTTTAGTGGAACTGGAACAGCAGGAAATGCATCATTTTCAGTAAGAGCGGTAAATACAAATAGACAGATTTCTTTAAGTTGGCCAGCAGCAACTGGGGCAACATCTTATGATCTTTACGTTAACGGAGGGTTTTTTGGAAATGTGGGTAACACAACAAGTTATGCATATACTCCACCTGACGACAATGCCAGAAACTTTACCATATATCCTAGATCATCAGGAAATGTTCAAGGCTACGGAGCATCAGTAGCATCAACTATAGCAGCACCTGCAACACGAAGTGACTATGGAACAGGAAGCGGTAATTTGCTTCAACCTAATGCAACTTCTCCTACATATGCTAACGCCAGCGTATCTAGCACTAACCTATCCGTATCTTGGGGTGGAGCAACAAATGCAACTAAGTACAGAGTATATTGGGCACAAGGATCTAGCATATCTTTAGATCCAGCCGTATCTTACGATGCCCCAGAATGGACAGGAACTTCTGCTAGCTACAATGGATCATATGGAGAAGGAAATACTTATTATTTTTATATATCAGCATCTGGAGACAACAATGTTTGGACTCCATACGGAGCGTATAAAGCATCTGGTACTGTTCCATATACCGCACCAGGTGCACCTTCTCCATCAGTAAGCGGTATAACTTCAAATTCATTTACAATTTCATGGGCGGCAGTATCTGGAGCTTCATCATACAACGTAATGGTGGGAACTTTTCCTGGAGGAGGAAACGTTGTAAATAGTTCTGGTAATACTGGCACCTCTTATCCAGTATCAAGCTTGTCTGCAAGTACTACTTATTATGTAACTGTTGCAGCATTTAAAAATGGTTACAATGCTTATGGCCCAGACGGCACAACTAGTGCAAATACAACAGCGTCACCAGCATATTCTATAGGTACACCAACAAGGCCAACATTTTATAGAAGCGGAACAACAGTTAAGTGGGGAATGGACAACCCATCATTTTCAGGTGCATTCGAGCCTTATGGAATAGAGTGGGAAGTCGGAAACAATGCGTCTACTGGCAACATCTCATCTGGAAACACAAAAACCTATAATACCAGCTATATCTCTACTTCAGGACTGGGATCAATTTGGAACTATATTGTTGGTACTCATGCTGGAGATATTCCTGCAACCTCAAGCCCTAGATATTTAAGATTTAGGCTATACGGGTACAATACAGTTACTTTTGCATTTATCGATGGGCCGTGGTCAGCATGGTCACTCTAAGGAATATGATATGATATCTAAAGAAGAAAAGATTTTTATTATAGATGGTTACCTAAAATCAAAAGGTGCTGAAAGAATTATGTTAAATGATAGGATTACTCCTGACTTAACTCAGGAGGAGCTTGCTGAAATAAACCTCAGCATAGAGTCAATAGATCAAAAGATTCAAGCCATTGAGTCTGAAAGAATAAAAATAGAAGAAGGAGAATAAAATGCCAACATATACAGTTCTAACAAATGATGAGAAAGCAGCAATTGCTCAAGCAGAAATTAGAAATCTAGAGTATCAGATGTATACACTTGAAGTAAGACTTATCGCTGAAAATGCAAAGTCTGATCCAGACGATACAACTGTTGCAACTTTAACTACACTTATTGCTGAAAAGCAAACACAAATAGCAGCACTTTAATTAAAAGAGGAGGATGGAATGTCATATAAAAATATAGTCTTAAACGACTTTCCAAACTCATTTTATTTATTAGATGAAGTTCAATCAGGGTCTACTGACACATATACCGAACTTTTGTCTCAGTACGCAACATATCAAGCTTTAAAAGATAGTGGCCTTAACTATGGAGAAATAAGCGGTTTAAATATATACGACTACTCAGGTAGCCTAAATAATGGTACTGCTTCATTTGCATCTACAAAAGAAATAATGCCTTTAGTAACAGGATCTGTAAGAGGAACTGAGCTTCTGGTATCAACAGTGATTAACTATAGCCCTAAAGGGATTGCAACAAAATACTATAAAGATAATTCTTTTTCTATAGAAGCTTGGTGTGCACTTCCAGGTTATAACGTAAGCACAACAATCGTGGGGGATACTGCCACAAATACTGGAATATTTTATCAAAATGGAAATATCATATTTAAAGTTGGGGCTAACCAAGTTCAGGCTACGGTATCAAATTCTGAAGTAGTATATATAGTTGCTATATTCCAAAGTAATCTTTTGTCTTTGTATATAAACGGAATACTTGTTGATGCGGCAGCAATAGATTTATATAAGTTTTCCAATGAGTCAATAGCTTTTCAAAGCGGCCCCTCTTCTGGAAGATTTGTAGTAGACTGCGTTGGATTTTACAGGTATGCGCTTTCAGGAACTCAAATATTAAATCATTATTCTGAAGGACTACAAGAGGTAAATATTTCTCAAATAGTAGCTGCAGATAACGGATACTTGTTTAGCATGAATACCGAGTCAATGAGCCCTAAGTTTATATACTCCTATCCAGTATCTAAAACTTGGTCGGAAGTAGCAGTAGAAGGAATTTCAATATCTGACGATAGCTCTTATATATATATCCCAGAAACAGTTACAGCAGCAACTGCATCATTTACATTTACTGATTATTTTATTGTTCCTAACCACCTAGGTATTAATACGTCTCAGATACATTGGAGTGATGATGTAAACGGCATTCTTGTAGAGGCAAGTATCGATAATATTACTTGGCGGACTTGTAAAAATGGAAGCCCTCTTCCATATATCAATAAGAATGACAACCAATTCTCACAGATTGTTTATTTAAGGATAACCTTATCCTCTGCAGATACCAGCAAGTATCTTCCAATTCTAAGATCCCTAGAAATAGCTTTCTATACTGGCAAGAACTTCTATAGCGATAATTCAGGATACTATGTGTCTTCCGCCTATGACTATGCTTTGCCAAAATTTAATAGCAAGACCCTTTCTTATAATAAGTACAATGGGCTGACTATGTATAATGGACATGGATTCTCATTAAATTCTATTCCCGCCGTTTCTTGCATAGAGCTGATATACACACCTCAATATAATGAGAACGTCCTGTTCTCAGGGGCCACTAAAAAGTACGAGTGGAATCCTGCGGGGGCAATAACAAAGACAGGAATATCCTCAATTTATGTCAATGGCATAGATAGGACGGCGGAAACAAATGTCTGGAACTTCCTAGTAGTAGATACACCACATCATATTGTAATAAATCTAACATCATCTGATACAAGCATCAAATTTAATCAAAATCAGAATGACACCAAGTCTGGCATAGGTCATATGTATAATAACGTAGCCGTATATGAGAGTGCCCTCTCGACAAATACTATAGCGAACCACTATTTGCTATATACAGGAAATACGATAAATCAGATCAACGATACTTCATTCTCACTAATAGAGTCATCCTCTGGTGACGATTCTACTCCTTTCTTTCTAACTGTGGTCGAGCCAGAGTCAGTTAGCCTGTAATTTTGTCCAAGAGATGGACAAACTCTAGACTTTAGCACGAAATAATGGTATGATTTATGTCTATGGATATGAGTAAAGCTAAATATAACATTAACGAAGAAGAGTCGATCCTAGGCATATATGTCTGGGAGATGCCAAACGGTAAATGGATTGGGGATGACGATGGGAACTTTCTTTCAGTCACGTCCAAAAAAGGCAATAGATCCAACATCGATGCTTTGGCTAGAGAAGTTCGCTCGTTCGGCATATACGAAGGCGGGCCTAAATTTCTTTCAGCTAGAAGGAAAATTGATGATGAAGAATTCGAGCACCAAAAGCAAAGACTCAACTGGGGACTAGTTCCTGATCCGTATGATATTGGTAACTATAAAGACGAAATGAAGAAGTTAGGTGGTTTAAGATGACAGTAGAATTCCTAGGTGAGGATAGCTCCGAAAACCTTATTGATATATCAAACACAGCCGATTGGTTCTCTTTTAAAAAAGATGAAAAGAACAATGACCCATTTGCGGTAAACCTTGAAGAGATCAAAAAGCTCAGAGGTCTTGGCTCATCATTTAAACGCAGAATTAATAGAGAGTTCTCAAAGTCATTTACTGGTATTGAGAATACTGGATCACAGCAGAACTTGCTTGCACAGGCCATAACTGGCTATGCAATGTTTGATTTGATTGAGCCTCCATATAACCAAGAATATCTTTCAAAGGTATATGAGATTTCAACATATAACTATGCAGCAATTAATGCCAAGGTCGCCAATATTGTTGGCCTAGGATATGACTTTGTTGAGACAAAGAAAACAAACGATGCCTTTGATTCTATTACAGATGATAAGCAATTAGAAAGAGCCCGTAGAAAGTTAAACAAGCTACGTCAGGACATGCATGCTTGGCTAGACACAACGAATGCTGAAGACACATTTACACAAACTTTAATTAAGGTGTATACAGACTATGAAGCAACAGGAAATGGCTACCTTGAAGTAGGTAGAACAACAGGCGGAAACATCGGGTATATTGGACATATTCCAGCAAAGACAATGCGTGTCCGTAGACTAAGAGATGGCTTTATTCAATTGCTATACGGCAAGGCTGTATTCTTTAATAACTTTGGAGACACCGAAACAGAGAATCCAATTGCTGGGCAAGAAGATCGCCCAAATGAGATTATTCATTTTAAGAAGTATACACCGATGAACAACTATTATGGTATCCCAGATATTATTGCTGCACAGGTAGCACTTGCAGGTAATGAATTATCTGGTCGATATAACCTAGACTACTTTGAAAACAAAGCGGTCCCAAGATATATTATTACAGTAAAGGGAGCAAAGCTTTCTCCAGAGTCAGAGCGTAAATTGCTTGAGTTTTTCCAGGTTGGATTAAAGGGAAAGAACCACAGATCTCTATATGTCCCACTTCCAGCAGACAGCCCAGACTCAAAGGTTGAATTTAAAATGGAGCCAATTGAGGCGGGCAATCAGGAAGGCTCATTTGAGAAATATCGTAAATCAAATAGAGACGAAATCCTATTGGCCCACCGTGTACCAATTAATAAAATTGGAACTCCAGAGGGTGTAAATTTAGCAGTCGCAAGAGATGCTGATAAAACATTTAAAGAGCAGGTTTGCCGTCCAGCCCAGATGACACTTGAAAAGAAAATAAATGCAATATTTGAAGAAAAGACAGATGCCCTAACTTTGAAGTTTAATGAATTAACTTTGACCGATGAGGACACTCAGTCTAAAATTGATGAAAGATATTTGCGTATGCAGGTAATTACCCCTAATGAAGTTAGAATTAGAAAGGGTATGATTCCTCTAGATGGCGGAGACGATATGGTCGATTTGAAAGGCCAAGACGCCGCAGAGCAAAGAGCCCAAGCAGGAAATACAAGACAGAGATCTCAAGACCGTCAGGCAGCCGCTCCCGATGTTGATGGGGAAGGCAGAAATCCTAAAGGCGACGGAAGACAGGTTGACTAAGTCCACTCAACTGTTATTTGCTTTATAGTCTATAACACTATAAAATTAAGCATATGAACATTGAAAAGTCTTTATGGACCAGTAACGGCAACGT